GCCGACAACAACACCAGCATCAGCGGTATTAACGTAGCGGAGGGGTGCCTTCCGTCCAACGTCAACAACGCTATCCGCCAGCTCATGGCGGATCTCGCAGCATACCGTGAGGATGTAACCGCTGATATTGCGGCGGCCGTATCCAGCGCCCAAACTAACTTTGACAAGTATTTCCCCTCCGGGTGCCGGATGTTCTTCCAGCAGAAGGCCGCGCCTACCGGGTGGAAGAAAATTACCGATTATGACAACTGCGCATTACGGCTCACTTCTGGCAAGCCCGGAAGCCGGACAAACGGAAGAACGTTTACAGATTGCTTCGTTGCCGGCAGGGGAACAACAAGCAATAGTATATCCATGGGCGTATATGAGACCACGCTGTCTCTGGCACAAATCCCCTCGCACACCCACGGACTTTGGGATCTGTTTGTCGATGCTGGCGGCGGTGGCTGGGACGCCATGGCTGTAGCCAGATATGGCGGTCAGAACGGTTCCCGCGACTACCACGGGGATGCCGTGGGCCGGAGCGGCGGCAACGGCTCCCATGGCCACAACACGTGGAACAGCGCCCATGCCCATAGCATAGACTTCAACGTGAACTATCTTGATACTATTTTAGCGGAGCGGGTGTAAATGGCCGGATGCCCTTTCAGGAATTTTGAGGAGTGCCCCGAGCACAACAAAAACGGTGGGTGCGAACTCTGGATGAGCTACAGCGGGAGCAAGGATAGCGTAAACGCCTCCTTTGAAGGGTGCGCTTTCACACTCACTCCCATGCTCCTAATGGAGCAGGCTAATGTCACCGGCATGCTCGCCGGGGAGGTCTCCAAGGTGGGGGCCGAGGTGAGCGCCGCCAGGTGCGAAAACATCGAGGAAGGACGGGCTCTGCGGGAACAGTTCTATACGCTTGCCAGCGGGAAGCCCCGCCTCGTACAGGCTGACCACGCCAGGACTATGGCCCTGACCGGGCACAAGGAGGAGTAGCAATGAGAGATGATGTGACTGTCATTCCGGAAGATGAGCTCATCGCCGTGGACGGGACGGCGTATACCTTCAAATGGGTGCCCGTAGCCGGGCATGAGGCTATGCACGCGCTCCAGTGGCACGGCGGGAAAGGCGCCATTGAATGGAAGGACGGAACGCGCACAGAGATAGGATCTGGCGACTATGATGCCAAAGTCGGCCCCTATGTTCAGTTTTGGGAGACGCGGGACAAAGCCGTAAAAGCCGAGGAGGCAGCCAGAAAAGAAGCCTACCTGTCCCCAGAAGAGACGGCCAAGCGGGTAAGAGCCATGCGCGGCATGAGACTTGCGGCCACAGACTATCTGCTACAGCCGGACTACCCAGAGCTGACAGAGGCATCCATGGCGGCCATCAGGGCGTACCGCAAGGCTCTGCGAAATCTGCCAGAGCAGGCCGGCTTCCCCTGGACGGATAGCACGGTTCCGTGGCCCGACGAGCCGGTCATCACCATCAGGGAGCAGTAGCCATGGCGGTATCCGACTGGTCGGCAACCGCTGACGAAAACACGTCTATTGACGGAATTAACATAGCCGAGCACTGCCCGGCCAAAAACATTAACAACGCTATCCGGTCAGTGATGGCCGCGCTTAAAACCAAGTGTGATGCCCTCGACCGTGGCTCTGTCATCGGTGAGATCCGCTGGTTCGCTATGTCCACGCCTCCGGAGGGATGGCTGGTATGCAACGGGGCTACAGTGTTCACGTCCAATTATGCCGCGCTTTTTGCCGCCATCGGCAAGACTTTTACGCCACAATTAATAAGTACAGACCCAGACGTAGAAAACCCGGAATACAGTGATCCAACAGTATTCCGACTGCCCAACCTGATGGGCAAGGTCCCGTGGGGATCTACGTCTGTAGGCACAGTCATCGACGCCGGGTTGCCGAATATCAGGGGGGGATTCACTACAAGAGCAGCAGATTACTTGGAGAATCAAATCCTTTTTGCAGCATCAAGTGGTGCATTGTATTATAATGGCAGAGGTAAAGGGAGCTCTGATACTCTCAAAGAAATTACTGGTTGGAAGAATGAACATAGTTACGAACTTGATGCTTCACGAAGTTCTTCCATCTATGGCAACAGTGCAACAGTACAACCGCCTGCTCTTTGTCTTCTTCCCTGCATTCGGTATGAATAGGAGGCCTTAATGCAAGCATACATGTATTCACCCACTACACATGAGTTCCTCGAATCGGTACCATGCTTCCCTGACCCCGTAAGGTCTCGGATGGAAGGGCGCGAGGTGTACCTCCTCCCGGCTAACTCCACTTTCACAGAGCCTCCGGCAAAACGCACTGGCTACATTGCTGTCTGGAACGGATCGGAGTGGATTGAGACAGAAGACCACCGGGGAGTACAGTACTGGCCAAAAGGGGCACCGTACAACAGCTTCCCCGTGGAGATGAAAGAACTGGGGCCGCTTCCTGACGGGGCATCGCTGACGCGGCCAGAGAAGACCGCGGATGAGATAGCCGCAGAAGAAGAACGGCGCAAACAGGCAGAGGCTGAGGCGGCCAGAGTACCCGACCTTGAGGCCGCAGTTGCGGAGCTGGGCATGGCATCCGCCTCTGACAAAGAAGAATCGGACGCGGCCGCCCTCGACCTTGCCGCCTATGCGGCTGAACTTGAACAGCGTATTGCCAAACTGGAGGGAAAAAATGGCTAAGATTTACTACAGGATGATAAAAACGGGCCGTATGACCATTGACGAGGTCCCCACCCGCTGGAGAGCGGCCGTACAGGCAATGCTTGACGCGGACGAGTAACCCCAAATAAAAAGCCCCGAAAGGGGCTTTCTTTCGGGGCTCTCTGCGGCGGCCTTTTCCGGCCTGCACCATAAGTTTGGTGCAGAAATTACTATAAGTTGTTGAATTTATTTAAAAGACAATCTCCATTTACGGGAGCTGACTTTTCGCCTCTTTTTTAGTGTTTTCAGCCATTTAGGCCAAAAATCTGCACCATCCCGCACCAAATCAGCTCGGAAGCTCGGGAATGTCCTGCGCCGCCTTCTCCTGCGCTCCTGCCACGGCATGAGTGTAGAAAGCGCCGGTCGTGGTGACGTCCTTATGTCCGAGCTGGGCGGCTACTGCCGCGATATCGGCTCCGGCTTCCAGCATCAGGGAAGCCGCCATATGCCGGACAGTGTAAAGCGGGCAGTCCGTGATACCGGCTCTCCGCCTGAGGCTGTCCCAGGAGCTGTTGATCTGTGTGTATCTGCCTCCCCTGGGGGCCGGGCACACGGGATCTCCTGCATCCTTCCCCTCTGCCCTGACTCTGGCTTCCGTCACCCACCACGCTGGGCAGTACACCGTCTTCTGCCGCTGCGTCTTCGGCATCCAGATGGACGCCTTTCCGTGGGTGAGATCCACATCCTGCCAGCTCAGGCTGATAAGCTCTTTTCCCGGACGCAGGCAGAGCGCAAGGCAGGTCCTGACAGCCCACTGCAGGGCAGGGTTGCACAGAGTATATACCCTGCGGAAATCATCGAAGTTCCCGCACCAGTGGGTGCGCTTCTCTTCCGGCAGGTGCCGGTATTTCGCCCACGGCACAGACTCGAGGAAGTCTTCACTGGCACACCAGCGCCACGCGGCGATGAGCTTGCCGGTATAGCGGTTGATAGAGTAGGCAGACAGGTGCCACTCCTTCCGCAGGCGGTCGCGGAAGTGTTCCAGATCCCTGCGGGTCAGTGTGTCCACGTATCTTCCCGCCAGCAACTCATCCATACGTGACAGGATAAGGGCATAGTACTGCTCCGTCTTGCGGGCGTGCTTCGTGCGCGACAGGAACAGAAGAATTGACTCAGACACGGTGAGCCTGTTATTACTTCGTTCGTCATAGCTTTTTTCCTTTAGAAGGGCTTCCGCCTCCTCTCGGGTGCGGAAGCTCTTCTGTTTCCAGATGTTGCCTTCCTTATATTTACAAACGAAACGGCCGTCTTTACGTCGATAAACGCTCACGGAGTTTCCCTTCCCGGATGAGGGCCGCCGCATCAGACGCACTTATCGTTTTTCTGCGCGAGGGTCTAGTTGTGCTGCTCACTTCAAGCAGGTCATCCATCTTCTTCTCCAGTTCGGCGATAGCCTTCCGGTGGCGCTGAATATCAAGCCGTATCTGGCGCAGGGCCGTAATCTCGCTTAGCTCCGCCATATGCCCTCCAG